TCATTCTTCCGATTAAGTATTCGTGTTTAAATTGTTTCATGGCATCAGGTCTACCTTTAGAATCATAAGTTATGTATTCTGGTAGTTGCTGAGCCAAATAATCTATACCACGACTCCACATGCTCAATTCTTTTTTCATACTGGGGTTAGTTTTAAACCATATATCAAATTCAGTATTAAACCAACTCGTAGATTTATTTACTTGGAACCAATTATCATCCCAAGTTGTATATATTAAATTTCTAAGAAGCTGTTCTTGATGCGTTCTGACTGTGGCGAATGTGCTTGATTTCCAATACTGCTGAAATTTTGGATTAGTTTCTAACCAGCGTTTAACCGTATGTGCTTGTTTAGCTAACATCGGTAGAGTTTCTTTGCCCCAGTAGAATAACTCTGTTGTTAAATTGGTGTAGTCTTGATTGAAGTCATTGATAGTTGTAATGTTTACAACTGAGTCTGGGAAATAGATATAGAAATTGTTGTCACCTTTGATTACCAACTTTGGTTTATCAAGACCAACTATCAATCCAATCTTTAAGTTTTTATCGAATTGATTCTTCATTTCACCAAAATGGAAATAGTTGTATCTGAATAGTTGACCAATAGAAAGGTGATCGTTTCTATGAAGAACCCAATCAACATCATCAAACACATTCATTGAATTGAGGACTACTTGACTTACATCGAGAACTGTTATCTTAGTCCCTGGACATTTTTCTCTAATGTATTTTAATCTTGGAACTGCTTGGAGATCGTGTTCTGCAGCAAAGTTCCAACTGTCTTTAACATTTGGATCTAATACTGTAGTTGATTTTGTTGCTGACGTGATATGGTTAGTTACAACTTCATCAATATGCAATCCTTGACGAATGAAACTTTCAAGAATATTATTTGTGTCTGAACCACCAGAGAAACTCAAGATAATATAATCATACTTCTCTCTGAGTTCTCTGGCTCTTCTATCATACAACTGGTCAAGTGTTTCTAGTGGCTCGATATTCCATGGGAATCTTGAAAACTCATCATTATGAAAAACCCACTCAACAGGTTTGTTTACAGTCTTACCATAAAGGCAAGCATCAACCTTTGATGAAAACTCAATACCACCGCAAACATAATAACCCAAGTTTTTGTTAATCACACTATCACCAACTTATAATGTTCGTTGCTAAACTAATCCTCGTTTCATTCGATTTATTCTGCTCTACCATGTGACCAACATATCCTGGGAACAATATCAGTTTTCCAGTTTTGGGTTTTATCCGTTGATATTTAATTCCATCAACTTTGTGTTCAGAAATTCTATCCCATAGTGGAGCATTTCTTGGATCAACTAAAAGTAAGTCGCCACAGTTTTCTGGAGTGTATATGTAATATACAACTGCCATAACTGTGTTTCCATGATCGTGTAATGGTATATATTCGTGCTGTTTCTGACGATTAACCCATCCTCTTGTTAATTGCGGATTGAATTTAAAATATGGGTTGAATATATTCTTAGTTGATTCTTGAACTACTTTAAGAATCTTTTGTCTCAATATAGAAATATTCTGTGTTTTCGTGTCCCATATATTAAAATTGTATGGCGAACCAACAACCTGTATATTTGCAATTTCTTGTAACAGTTTATTATTAAATTGATCGTCAAACCCAGTCTCTACTTCCCAGACTGGGGTTGACCACCATTCATGTTTTGTTACGCTCATTAACTATTCAAAACTTTAGCAGCAGAATTCATCACAGCAGCAATACGACCGATATCACGAAGTTGTTCTACTGTATAACCTTCCTTCTTCAATGTCTCATAATGTGCTTTAACGCAGAAGTGACACTTACCAACGATTGAAGCAGCAAGTGAGTATGCTTCGAATCTGGCTTTGGTAGTTCCACCATGTGTAGCGATTGCGTTCATGCGTAGTTGAGCAGGTAGACCAGCAAGTGCAGGATCGTCAGCCATCTCAACATATGGATACCATACATTGTTCTGAGCCATCAGACTTGCAGCTGTCATAGCTGCATTAGCATCAGCAGGTGCATCGGCAAGCAACACACCCAGTAGTTTACCATTACCTGTAGCAGCCAATGCAGCAACAGCACAGCCCATTGCTTCATCAACAGGTAGAGTGCTACGCAAAAGGACTGCGTCCAAGTTTAACTTGGTGTCCTTTGCGTAATCAGGTAATGCTTCTTTGACTGTGTCAATGAAAGCCATTACAGAGTCTCCCCACCCACAGTACGATTACATGCGCATAGTTCGCCAGTCTGAAGTGCGTCAAGAACACGCAATGTTTCTTCAGGTGAACGACCTACGTTCAAGTTGTTTACAGTGATGTGTTGAATCTCATTGTTTGGATCTACAATAAATGTAGCACGTAAAGCTGCGCCAGCAGGTGCATAGAATACACCGAGTTGGTCAATCAAAGATTTATCCCATTCACGCTGAGTATCAGCAAACTGGATATGTTTAATCTTAGAAAGATCTGGGTGTGCTTTCTGCCATGCCAGTTTACAGAACTCGTTATCTGTAGAACCAGTTAATAGAACTGCATCACGATCTGCAAAATCTTGGAATAACTTATCATATGCAACGATCTCTGTTGGGCATACGAATGTGAAGTCTTTTGGATAGTAAACGATTACTTTCCACTTTCCTTCGAATGATTTTTCTGTAATATCAAAGAACTGATCGCTGCCTGGATTAACACCAGTGACAACGAATGGCTCCAATTTATCTCCAACTGTCTTCATTAAAACTCCTTATAGGTTAAAAAATAAAATATACACTATTACTTAGTCATTGAATATATCAATTATATAACTTTTTTATATAAAATTTTTCAATGACGATAATTTATAAAACCGATCACGAAACTTTTTCGAGTTCGATACCACATTTTTCTAAAAAGTCTAAACCGATGGTATCTCGATATGAATGTCTGTAGTAGACTTTTTTGATTCCTGCACCATGAACTAACTTAGCGCAATGGATACAAGGAGCATGAGTACAGAATAGACTACTGCCATTTCCGCTCTCGCCATCACGTGCCAATTTAAGAATAGCATTCGCTTCAGCATGAATTACCTCGTCTTTCGTTTTAGTTACAACACCACCATCCTCATGAACCTCAACGATCTCTTCGCATTCATTAGTCCAACCAGATGGCATACCATTATATCCGATTGAGATAATGCGATTATCTTTAACAACACACGCACCGACCTGCAATCGCTTTGCACTGGACAGCTGAGCAAATCTCTCAGCTGTATCCATAAATGCATCAATCCACTTTTGTTTCATTGTGTGCTTTCATTGCAGTTTCTATAATATTCAACTCTGCAGGTTCTTTCAAACCTCTCCAGAAAGCAATAGGATCTTTGGGTTTCTTGTTATCGATTGTCCACTTCTTACCATTCCACTTTGCAAATTTGTAGAATGGCCAATTGTTGTTTTCTTTTGTTTCGTAGTAACCGACCTGCTCAGGATTAATCTCAACAGGATACCATTCAGTAACAGTTTCCTCATACGCTTCGTTCTCTGCTTCCATCTGCAGTTCTTCCTGGCGACTATGATAGTAGTCAATTAGACCAGTAAAATCTTTAATTTCTTCAGGGAGTGCTTCTAGAGATTCAAGATCGTCCATGTTATATTCATATTGATCGTCTTCACCATCTTCCCACTTACCGCAGTATCCCATACCACCTTCATGATAAACAGCATCTACGTGCCAGTTATTTTCAAACAGGAATTCATACAATGCAATCGGTGGTGCCCATGCAGTTTCAAATGAGATCCAAACAGTTTCATCATCATAACGATCCCAGTCAATAACAGAAATATCCCACTTGGTTCCCCAGTAGTTTACATTCCACTCATACCAATTTTCTTCTTCAGATTCTGGACGTGGACGTAGATGTTGGAAAACTTGTTGATTGTCTTTATCTTCCAAGACAGCAACAAGAGCATCAATGTTCTCTTTACTCGAAGTTAGAGTTGCAGCATTATCACACCAATTAGGCATTTTGGTCACCTTTCAAAAATTTCATAATAAAATTATACAGGAAAACTACAATTTTGTCAAGTATAGTTTTCTTAGTTGCAAACCTCGCAGTTAAGCTGTGGCTCCACTTGCTGGAGCCTGAGAGTTTTTTGCTTTCTTTTCCTTCGTAGCTGGTGCAGGAACAGTGGGGAAAAATTCAGAAACTAATTTCTGTGTAATCTTTGGATACATCTTGGTAAGTTTCTGATCTTTAATTGCAAGAATCAATTTAGATTCGAATGGATGCAATCCTTCAAGGAGTTGAATGAACAATGATTCTCTGCGCACTTTATTTAAGTCTGCACGACAGAATACATACAACTTCTTAGCTTCCATATGCAAGTTTGCTGGACTCATGCCGATGGGTGCAGCGTCTTCTTTGAAAGGAGGATCTCCCTCAGGTAGAAAGAACTTCTTGTTGGGGTCAAACGCATGCTCAAAAATCAAACGCAGTGCACCATTATCTTTATATTTTGTAATATTAACTGGATTATCATTGATCTCAGTCAACATCTCAGTAACTAATTTTGTAGCCATTAAAAATCCTCCAATTCATCTAATAGTAAACGACATTTATTGGCGATTAAATAATTCATTATCGTCATCTTGTCGGATGTCGTTTTATAATCCGCATAGGTATCTATAATTTGCTTTGACACATCGTCAGGAATAAATTCAAAATCAACCAGTGTTTGATTGCGATGCCAGTTGCGACGTTCCTCATCTGTATTACATGCAACAAATCCATTTTCAATAAATTCCTGCAGACGTTTTGCAGAAACAGGTTTCTGTCTTTCGCCTTTGAGGAATACATCATCGTTGCTCAGAATGTTTGGAATACCATCGTCACCTGCTTTAACGATATGCGTAATGGTTTTCTCGTGCAACTCTTTCTTAGTTGCTTTAACATATTTCTTTTGGATAGGTGACCACTGAGTTACATTATCATATTTTTGCAGCTGGATAAAGTCACCATCTGAAGATACAATCAAAATTTTCTGTGGTTCTTCCACTAATCCTTGCTGAACCAGTGCGTTAGTTTGACACCACTTAGCCATTACTGCGATAATGTCGTCAGCTTCTGCACGTTCCAGATGTAAAACTTTGTATGGGAAGTTTTGTGCGATCTCATCACGAATTTGCGACAGCGTATCAAAGATTAAAGTCCAATCCAGATCGCTATTGTCACGTGCTTTCTTACGATTACACTTGTAGTTGGGAAAGAACTCCCTACGCCAATACTTGCGACCATCACAACAGATAACCAACTCACCATACTCTTTGCCATATTTCTTTTTGTATGACTTGAGTGTTGAGAGTGTTACGTGGCGAATCAGATTTTTAATCTCAGACTCGCTACCTTTCAACTCACGTTGGAATGATAAAATGTTACTCAGAGCTACCTGAGAATAATCAACTAAAATCATTAAAATGCTCCAAGTAAAATGCAGTCTTCATTGAATCGACCATTCGGTACTGCTGGTTTGGTCTTTAGTGTTTTGATTGCACTGTTCAATGCACGTTTACCCAACGACAACCCTTTGAAGAATTCTTCGGGTTTGCGTAGAGTCATACGCTTTGATTCTTTAATATCGAAACCGATGATGGTAGTTCCCTTAACTGATAGAGTTCCACCATTCTCACCTTTGTATACACCAACATGTTTGTATTTGGTGTTGTAGTACCAGACTTCGGTTGAGCCGATGATACTTGCTGGGTTCACAGACTTTAGATTAAGTTCTGCAAAATCTTTGAGATACTTCATCTTCGCTACCTGCTTACCTGCAGGTACTTCCTTACGTTTACGTGGAGCACGATTAGCCTTAGCAGTCTGAACCATCTGGTTACAGTCAGCAATAATATTATCAACAAACTCCAAGAACTTCTTGAGTTCACGCTTGGTAAAGTTTGAGTATCCTTCAACAAGTTGCTCGTCATCACCTGCGATTGCTTCACGCAATTCATCTGCTGTTGGCACGAACAACTCCCCGATACGTTTAGCAATCGGTGCTGCTACCTGTTGTGCAAGTAGATAGTTTTTAGCTGAGAAGTCAGACTTACAACCACCCAACACGAAGTCATCGATGGCACCTTCGATCTCACCAGCGAGATCGTGTGCTTTCTCATCCATTCTTTCCTGAATAGAAATTACATTGGTAGGGGTTTCTTCTTTTTTAACGATAACTTCTTTCTTGACTTCTTTCATCGCAGTCAGTTCTTTGATGCGATTCTCAAGAAATAGTAGATGATTTTCTGCTAGTTGACCACCACGATCGCTGATGCGTGCAAGGATGCCAGCATAACGAAAATGTTTCTCGTCAATCTTCAGAAGTTGTGCTGCGAGTTTCTTGTTTGATTTTGCAACATGACTGATAAGCCACTTCTTCTTATCTTTGTCGTCGTTGTTGTAGTTGTAGTAGTTGAGTATCTCAAGAAAACTGCTGTTATACCTAGCAGAGTTTAACTCAGGTTCACTACCATTAACTTTTGCAATAAGTTCTTTACGTTTCGCTGTATTCATAGCCATAGGAATAATTCCTCACTTTCTAATAACAATTATACCCTACTTTTGAATTATTGTAAAGCATTATTTTTAATAACCCTGCAAAGTGTAGGGTTATTTCAAGACCCATTGGATCATTTCCAAGCGAGTTAGAGCCGATGAATTCTCCCACATAGAGAAATGGGTAGACTGAGGGATAATTACTTCCTTGGAGTCTGGAAACAGTCCCTTAAAGGTATCATATCCACCTGTGGTAGACTCATAGTCATACTCACCGATAATACTTAGGATCGGTGGAACCTTTGCAGGATCGAACCCAAGTTGACCAGTATCAACCCAATAATTGTTGATATCATAAACAGGTTGCGATGGAACTTTCCATGTTGTAGAGCCAACAACATCAAGAATCTTTTGTTCCCATCCGTCAATTCTATTTGGTTTGCCAATCAACTTGTCACTAATCTTTTCGAGTCTTTCTTTTTTAAGTTTCTCGATGCCAGTTTCAAAATATTCTGTGTCAAACTCAACATAATATCTTTTATCCATGCGAACAGATGGACTGTGAATGATAATCTTATCGAATAAACCTCTTTCTCCAGCAATCAACGCAGGAGCAGTTGATGTTGAGAAACCAAATATAGTTTTGGAAACGTATTCTTTCTTAAGTTCTTTAATAGCAGATTCAATCTGATCTGCATATCCAACTCTGTCATACTGATAATAGTCAGTACTCTCACCATAACCACATGGATCAAATAAGATTACATCGATACCAGCACCAAGAAAATAGTCTATGTGCGTGTGACCATCTGAAAGTTTAAAGTCCCAGAAAGCACGTGGCGATAAACTCTGTCCAGGTAAAAGGAATAGTAGATGTTTATTTTGTTCTAAACTAATTTCTGTTGTAACCATATCAATTGTCGTTTTGGATTTTACTAAAGTCTAAATTTTCATAACCACGTAGAACTGAGAATGGGTTCATTGCACCAATCCCAGCTGTGATTGCACTTCTCTTTCCTGTTATACCAACAACATCATGTATAACTAGAGCATTAAGAATCCACCATCTGTGAGTATCAACATGAACAGATTTCACTAAATCAAGTTTATCTTTATTTTCTGGTTTAGTTAGATGTGGACGAATTAGAGGGTTTGATTTTTCTCTATAAAAATTAGTTGAAGGATTTTCTCCTCCCCTCTCATAAACATAATTTAAAACCCATTTCCTTGGGAATGAATCTGTATGGGCTAGATGTGTATTAGAGCCACCAATATAATGTGATATCTGAATACTAGGTAAAAATAACTTATCAGAGATGTTATTAACAATCCAGTCGTTTAATTCTTTACTAGCATTATTTCTAGTGTAAAGAATGTTTGGTATATCTCCAGAAGAAGATTTCATTGTTCTCATCTCTGCAGTATAGTTACGCTTGTCATTAATATCAACTTCTGTTGGTATTAAATGCTCTGGAACTTTAGGTAAATTATCTAAATATTTAAACAATAGCATAAATTATGTAATCCTCTGTTGTAGATATTGTAAGGTATCATTATCATTAAAATACTTACCCTCAAAACACTTCACTGTAATTATATTTCCAGCTGTTGATGTCAGAAACATTGCATCAGATGTTTCAGCAAACCATGGTAGGATATTACCATACTCAAACCAAATACCATTTCTATCGCATAAGGATTTAACTAATTCCATCACAGTACCCTTAAGACAGTTCGTGGCAGGTGCGTACACCTTTCCACCTCGAATAAACCCAACATTAAATCCTGGACCCTCAGTAATAAGTCCACCATGGTCTAATAACACAGCAGTATCATATCCACGATCGATTGCTTCCCACTGTGCAAGGTTTAAATCATTCCAAGCAAAGTTCTTCATCGTTTGATCAATAGATGTATTTCTTTTTTGCTTCGCTAAGCAAACTGTAGCTGTATTTTCTTTATTGAACCCATAGTAGGGTTTGGTATAGATGAAGAGATTCGGTTTACAGTTGGCTAAATCTCTTGGGTTACCAGAAGTAGGTATACCTCTAGTCAAACCGATCCAAACTAATAGATCGTCAGTCGGTGCCATAGCTACCAATGTTTGAATAACTATCTCGATGTCGTTATCAGAGTACTCAACAGGGATTCTCCATCCCTGAGAACTGCGGATGAATCTACTCAGGTGTGCATTTAGGTTTTCAATTTCACCATTCCTCACTGCAAGCACATCATAAGTTGCATCACAATGAATTAAGCCAAGATCTAAAACAGAAACTGTTAGGTCTTTGACTTTACAATACTTACCATTTTTCCAAGCAGGATAATCAAGCACGAATAAACTCCATTATTTCTTTGGCTAGAATATATCTAGCTGGTTCTAACATTACGTAATGTGAAGAATTCTTTATAACAACCTTTTTCTTCTCACCCAAAAATTTTAAATACATTCCATTTGTGCATAGAGAATTATTAGAATTACCCCACTCACTAAACAACAATAATGTTTTAGTTTTGTTTGGTGAAATAATCAATCTATCGACCACTCCAATATTTTTATTTTTAGTGGATAAATCCCTCTCAAAAAACCTATTGGCAGTTTCTATATCCTCAATATACTTCTTCTGATTATGATTTATTTCTGCATTAGGATCAAGTAAAATTATCCCTTTGGTATTTTCTGTTGATGATGCTATAGCAAGAAAACACCCAAAACTATAACCCATTATATAATCTACATCAGTAGCGAGTTCTTTCAAATCTTCCACTAAACTCTCATATGTATCGCTGGGTTCATAATCTACTGCGATAGTTTCAACTCCAGCATCATACAACAAATCTTGTAGGTTTTGTTCTGTGAATGTGGAGTTGAACATGGTGTCATATTTCCATGTGACACCCATGAGATATAAAAGACTGTGCTTATGGTTGGGTGGTGTTTTTCTGTGTACCAGCACTGGTCACTTTCTCATACAATTCAACGAAGTCTTCATGGTCTGCAACTTCTTGGTGCAAACTCTGCTTATGAAAAGTTTTAGCAATCTTGTTGATAATTTTCTTTGGGATTTGCAACTGGTCAGATTGTTCTTTGACAATTTCTTTAATCAAATCACGTTCTGCTTCAGTTCGAATCATAGAGTTGCTGATTTCACGAATGGCTTTTTGTAGATCAGTTTTCTGTTCAGGTGTCAATACGTAATTCATCATTTATCCTTTTTAATTTCAATTGATTTTGAGAAGAAGATGTGCAACAAAACTGCTGCAGACCAAGTCTCTAATGTATAGGGGATTGCGAGCATAGGGAATAAAGTGTTTAGTGCCCAGAGATATAAAATTGGCAGAAGAACTGCCAAACCAATAATAATGATGACACCAACAGTGACACCAAACATAGCAATAATTGTTTTCACAGCGAGAACTCCACTTTAATTACGGAGTCCCAACGGAAGGATCTCCACTCTTGTTTTTCTGTATCGAAGACTCGTACTGCGGATCCAGAAGTCTGGCTACTCGCAGTTTCTTCCTTGGGCATCTTGTCTGCAGGTATTCTTCCCTCGCAGAGAGTACATAACATTTTTCTTTCTGTACCATCTTTTTTGGTAAAAGTAATGCACAGATCTTTTGTGTTTGCGTCTCGTAGTAGTCCATGTGTCCACTCTTTGAAAGTTTCGAACTCTTTATCATTCTTGAATACTGTTTGCATCGTCATTATCAAATCTCACTTTTAATTCATTAACTAATGGTTGGAAAAAATCTTTAAATTCTTTTGTGTTGTAAAAGGTAGTATGATAACTATTCGTCAGTTCCTTACCATCTTTATCGAAGGACACTTGTTTAACTGTAAATTCTACAAGGTCATATGCGTGCGACTTAACAATAACTGACTTATGTAAGTCTGGTTTGTTAAGTTCAATATTGATATTCATAGCTACCTTTCTTGTGCTTGGGTTGACGTGTGTACTGAACCTTAGACTCCACCTTTCTCATACGATACTTGGGAGTGCGCAAATCCTTTGCTATAGGATTTCTAGGTTTAATTGAATTATACACTACTTTCATTTTAATGTCAACTTATTTTATTATTGCAGTCTGTAGATAACTCCAAAGATGTATACAGCCAACAACCCAGCATTGACTACAATAAGACTTTTCTCTTTCATCCTTATTGCAGCAGCAAGCCAAGTAATTGCACCAGCATTAAACAGATACACGTTCAATGGATCCATAGCCAATGAAGTTGCAACTGCGCCAGCAATAGTCAACGCAGTTCCTAACCACTTCAAAAATTCTGTCATTTAACTTCCTCTACTGTCACACGATACGCTTTACCATTTCTATCAATCACAGACATAGTCTTGCGAGTAGATAAAAACTTTCCTTGTGGATCTAAATCCCATTGCGTCTTTCCAACATTATCAATGTAAGAACTATACTTATCCGCATCTTTCTTCATTGCTTCGCTAATAACTTTAGCGATATAGTCACAATATGCTAACATAACAACTCCTTTTCAAAATTAGTACTACTTTCTTTGGCATAGTTGATAGTAGTAAACACTCAGATGCTGTTTTGGCTGTTTAAAGTCTACCAAGGATATTCCTCCACAAAGACTTTTCTTAAAAGAAACCTGAAACAAACACAACAATGGCGAAGATAATAATCGCAGGTTGTATAATGTAAAAAACCAAATCACGCATAATCTTTTTTGCCACCAAACTGTTCATTATATTCATAACCCATAAAATAAGCACGCATCTCAGCAATACTCATGTCTTTAGGTTCAACTCGATCGCCACGATAGGATCCCTCAGGATACCAGTGCGGGTCTTGCGGACGACTATACCAGCTATCAGCAGCACCACGATCAAATGGGCTACCATGACTACGATCAAAAGTTTGACCACGATATTCAATTGTATTCATATTAATGTTCTCCATAATATTGCGCATCATCATTTGCACATTCATCTGCATAAGACATAAACTCATATTGCTTTTGCAGTTCCAAATTTTCCAGTTCTTCGATTTCTTCTGGGGTGAGTTTATTTAGATCAATCATTTTTTCGCTCCATTGATTGAGAACCGATAATCATCAGCAAAAATCCACCAGCACAAGCCAGAAGTAGGTAAGGTAAATCAGCATCACTAGCATTGTCAAGACCACCAGAAACACCGAAAATAATTAAGAGACCAATAAAAAACCTAATCATAATTAAATCCTCGACAAGTTGATCACACGACCAGCATATTCCATGAAAGAAACTTCATGGGGTACGAAAACAATTTTGCCAACACGAGAGTGCTTACCTTTCTTTTGAATCTCGCCACCGAACACATCTTTGGTAGCAGTAATTTTGTAAGCAAAGTAACCTTGCTCAGTGTTCTTAACTTGTTCAACAACACCTTCAACGAAACAGTCTTCACGACCAACCATCGGTTTGAAGTCATAAGCACGGATCACATCACCAACATTCACATTCAACATTTTGTTTCCTTTTTCAATCATCATAAGACTATTATACAGCCATTTTGAATTATTGTAAACCCCCAGTTTTGCAAATTTACAACGCAAAAACCCCTCTACTAGAGAGGGGTTGGGAAGACCCTACAGTTTGTAGGGTTATTTTGAAGTTAAATTTGAGGGTTTGCAGGCTGTATCAACGCTACCACCTGCTAGACGATATGGAAGAAACCATATTTGTAGAAAATACCAAACCCAAAGATCAATTGGATTTATCATTGTCTTTTCTTGCGAATTTTTCAGAAGCTGTGAATCCCAGTCCTGCTATCACAAGATAAATCATTGAATCGAATAAAGCTGGCGTTACCTTATACCCTTGGATGTCAGCAACGAACCCATAAGCACATAACAAAAACGCTAATAGTGTTACAACTCGTTTGCTGCTGACAGTTCCATTATGGCCATCAGATACCATGCTTCTTAACCAATTCATGATATTAGTCGTTTCTTGTATTTCTTGCTACAGGATCTCCTGGCTCAAGATTATATGATTGTGTAGACATTGGCATTGGTGGCATACCCATTGGTCTTGGTGGCATACCCATCGGTGAACTCATTGGAGTTGGTGCTGGAGTTGTTGGTTTATTCCAGCCAGAAGTTGCTGCTTCGAGTGCTTTCTTCTGTGCATCTTTATCTCCACCTGCCAACATAATTCCTGATAGAGTACCAGTCAAGAATGTTGCGATAGGAATAATTAACTCAAAGAACTTCTGGTCGATAGGACTAATAGCGTTCAATGGTTGAGTAACAAAGATAATTGAATAAAGAACAACGAAAACAATTCCAACAAGGGTAAATGATAAACAGATACCGATGAAGAACTTCAGACGAGCCATTAACTGCTCTTCTGTATACATAACTGGTTCGCTCATTTGCATGCTCCTGTAGTTGTTGATGCAGCTGCTGGTCTAGCAACTTCACCATCTTTTGGTGGACCGAGTCTTGGATCTCTCTGCCCTTTAAAAATGTGTTCTGGACAAGTTCTGTTAACGTCGCATAGTGGCAACTTACAGATTTCCTTATCCCAATTAGATGGGTCTTGACATGGGTAACGGAATGATTCTTTACTTACTATTGCAAACGCAATAGGGATCAGTAACAAAACTCCTATTAGCCACAGTAGATGTTTATCATTCATACCATTACTCTCTTGTAGTTATTATTTTCCAGCCAATGGGTTGTCCAATGCTTTCTGTATCTTACTATCTATTTCTTTACGAATTTGGCGCATGTCTTGATCGACTTCACGATTAAGTTGCTTACCATCACGCTCGACAGTTTCAACAACCTTTTCAAGTCTACGAATATCTTGCTTTAGGTCGTTCTTAATATCTTGAGTATATTGAACAGCTTTCTCACTATTTTGCATAGTGAGTTCCATCTTCTTATTCAATTCAGATAGATCAGGGGAAACATATTCCGCAATCTTTTTCTTCATGCCTTGATAATCTTTATAGACTTCAAATGCTCCATAAAGACCACCTAGTGTAGATGATACAATCGTAAACGCTACCATCAGTTTGGCTGGCGTAAACTCATATCCGCCGATAGAAATTACTGTATCTTTGCTGGCAAACTTTTTAGCTGCAGCTTCTAGGTCGTCTACTTTCTTATTTAGGTCCACTTTCTCTGTCATTTCCTTTTCCCTTATTGAGACAGAGGATTATCCAATGCTTTCTTAATCTTCATGTCCACTTCGTTTCTCAACGCACGGATTTCCGCTGTTGTTTCTTTTTGATTTTTTACTAATTCTTGTGTCACTTCTTTTACGCTCTGGTCACTATATCTACGAACTTCTTTCAATGTAGAATCAGAGTCTTTTTTAATTTCTTTAATAGCAATATCAGTATCTCTTAGACTAGCCTTTGTAGATCTCTCTAAGTTTTCAACAACACCCTCAACTCTACGAACATCGTTCTTTAAGTCGTTTTTAATGTTGTTTGTGTATTCAGTCATCTTGCTAGTATTTGCATCTAACACTTCCATCTTTTTATAGAGTTCAGTTAAGTCAGGTGTTACGTACTCAGCAATTTTCTTTTTCATACTCATGTAGTCTTTATAGACTTCAAACGTACCATAAAGACCACCAAGCAATGAAGACACTAATGTAAATGCAACCATCAGTTTGGCTGGTGTAAATTCATATCCACCAATACTGATAACCGTATCTTTACTAGCATACTTCTTTACTGCTGCTTCTGCTTCGTCAATCTTTTTATTGACATCTTTAATTTCTTCTGACATTTTAATATCCTTTAAATTTCCGTAGGTTCCGAGTTGATATTAATTATTTTGCGTATTGACTCTCCACCATTTCATTGTGGACTCTATCTGATCCACCAAACATTCTTAAAGCACTACGATTATCCACAGTTCGTTGGTTCCCATAAACTGTATATGGTCTATAACCAACTCCATCTGGGATCATTGCTTTGCTATAAGAATCAAATCCAGGAGTAAATCCCATTGCTTGAATCACAACATTCTGAATCTGCTTTTGAGATTCCATGTCTGCTACTTTACCCATTTCATTTGCGAGGTTCTTACCTTTTTCTACAGCTTCTGCTCTTGCTGCTGCTTGTCTTCTTTCTTGTAATGCTTGTCTAGCATTTGGTGCTGCTGGTTTTTCATTACCACCTTGTGCTTGTTGAGTCTGTGGAGCAGCTGTCTTTTCTCCAGCTTCGGGTTTGTTTTCTGGTTTTCTTTCTTGCTGTGCTTGTTGTTGTGGAGCAGCTGGCGCAGGTGGAGGTGGTGCTAATTGTACTGGAGCACTCGGTGCAGCTGCAGAGTTTGTTGTTGGTGCGGGTGCAGCAATAACTCTATCCACGTTACTATCACCTGTTCTTGAAACACCAACTGCAACCGATCCATCTGAACTTACTGTAGCAGAAGCAGTTGTAGTTGATGGTTGTGTATTTGAAGGATCGTTTCTTGCTATAACACCAGCAGTAGCTACTGTTGATGCCATGTTTTGTTGTTCAAGTAACATTTTTGTAGCATATGCAGTTGCGTAATTTGGACATTGCTGACTGTATAATCCATTCAATGAACATTGTTGATTAAAGTATGCTTGCTCATATCCAGGACAAGTTGTAGAATACAGAGAGTTTATTGAACACTGATAGTTAAGATACGCTGATGCATAACCTGGACAGTTAACATCAAATAGTGGATTAGCAGTACATTGTTGAGTAAAATATGCAGCTGCATAACCTGGACATGATGGATCGTACAAAGCACTTATTGAACACTGTTGAGTTAAATACGCAGCTGCATAACCTGGACATGATGGAGAAGATAGTGGGTTCGTTAAACACATATCAACAGCACCAGTGCCACTTAATGCTTGCCAACTAAAAATACCTGAACTCCCAGGAGTAATGTTTATACCTTGTCCATGATATGCTTGAAAATACTCACCCTTTGATAAATCGCCAGCCATACCAGATGTAACTCTGTTCCAACTCACCATAGCACCAGCAATTCTAGTGTCTATTAAACCAGATGAGTTAATTTTAATTTCAAAACTATTTCCACCAGCAGAAGAACAGCATTGACTTGAGTTATACCACCCATAAGTCATTTCGTTTGTGCCACGAAGATAATATTGATTATTAGTCCACGAATATAAATCAGTATGCAAACCATAGATGGTATAGTTGTATCTTGAATCTCTTGTGGTTCGTAAATCAACACCTTCGCAGCATGCGCCATAGAGACCAGATGTTGCTGGGTTTTGGAATGTAACTAAACCATTGGTCATCGCCCAAGAGTTGTTGAAGTTTTGTCCGTAGAATGGAAATGTGAATCCAAGTGGAACTTCATTATACCAGTCATCCCATGTTGAGATATTTACAGCATTGGGATTGTTTTTAATATCTTGTAATGGAAGTGCTGCTGACCCAGTTCCAACTGTAACTGACAAACCAGCACCACCTGGAATTGGTACTGATACTAAACCACCTGTTCCACCATTAACTGGTGTTAAGGTAAAATCTGTTCCAGGGATTTGAACTTGTGCTTTAGCTCTTGGCGCAAATAGAGCCAAGCAAAAAACTAAAATCACTAAACCCCAAAATCTCATTAGTCTTTACTCTTGACTTTTTGTGGAACTCTGTCTGGATTATCTTCCCAGATTTTCTTAGCTTGCTCGCCAATTTTCCCATCAACAGGACATGGAGTTCCTGCATTCATCATTGCTGTAAATACTCGCTCATCTTGGCATAGTGTAGAAACTGCTGCTACCTTCATACCCATATCATACATGGAACGAGCTAATTTTAATCTTTCGCAATTCTTGTCAACCATAGTTGCTCCAAAGGAGATACCAAGAATTTGTGTTTGTGCTGCGCCAGATACACCTACTGCGCAAACGTCTGAATTGATAACTGTGACTGCTGGAGCCACCGCTGTTGGAGGTGGTGATTTTACTGTTGTGGTGCTATTTGAAGTTGAATCTGTGGTAGATCTACTTGTCGAATCAGTGACGATGGGATCAGCCATCGCTGGGGACAAAACCATGACAAAAAGCACCGCTGTAGCGATCTTTTTAGTCATTTTAAACCTTTATTTTAATTGTTTTATGATCTCAACAACTACTCATGGTAACCTATTATTTAGGCATTTGAGGGGTTTTCGCAATAAGAAATTTATCTTAATGGCATTCTCGGTGGTTTTTCTGGTGGAAGTTGTATAGAAATATTATCAGTTGTCTCAACATTAGATTCTAATGTTATACGTTTTTCACGTTGTCCAAAAGTTCCATACTCTTCTACTTTTGGAGTAGTTTCTGGAATAATAACATCTACTTCTTTATTCATCTCAGCCATTTGTTCTGGCTCTAGTTCTTCAGGTTTCTTTTTACCAAAGAAATCTTCGATAATCTTCTTAGATTCCATTGGCAATGGACTCTTTTTAAAGAACATATCTGACCACTTAGGTTTATCTGGTTCGGGTTCTAATTCATCATTATCTTTAAGAACTATAGACTGAATTACATCATTACCTTCTGAATCAGTTTTAATTACTACTGACTTTACACTCTCATCTTTTCGCATTTGCCAGTTGGCAGCAACTAGCATTAGAACTGCAAGTGGATCAAATACAATAACAATCATGATAATAACCCAGCGGACTGCTTTCTCAAGCAAATCCGTTTCTGGATTATCACCGTAAAGTAATGCTGCTATGTATTTTATTGGACCGACTTCGGCTTCGACTTTACGGACTTCGCTGGCGATTGGCGCACGCTCTTCGTTGAGTTTTGCGATCTTGGTTTGCGAGGTGCCGATTTCTTGGAGGATTCTGGCTCTGTCTTTTTGCTGGTTTCTACGGATGGAGATGGCTCGCTCTGCTCCGCTGGCTTCTGTGGTTCTGGCGATGGTTTGATCAACTTGAGAATCGAGTTGAGAAAGTTCTTTACGATTTGCATTTATGTTTTCCTTTTCTGTTTTAATTTTTTCATCTATTAGTGCAAGTTTTGCTTGCACATCACCTGATGGGATTGCTTGGTCCAAGTGTGCTTTACTTAGGTAACCAAAAATTCCCATAGAAGTTAATAGCATCAATACAACCAAAGCGAATGTAAAGTATGTCTTCATCAACACTGGAATTTCTTTCCAAGTTCGATAAAGCCATGATGCTACTACAAGTTTCGATGCTTCTAGCAACGAACCCATAATTAAAATAGGAATAACAGCTGCTGCGAAAATTGCCACCAGACCCATAATTGAGTAGTAAGCTGCGCAAGCTGATAATGCCAATGCTGTTATGAATAATAGGTATTTCATAGTTTGTGTAGTATGTGTGATTTGTGGACTCTAACAGAGATTTGTCCGTTGTAATATTCTTCTGTTTCTAATACTTTCCTTAAAAACTGCTCTCGTGCTTCGATGTATGAACACTCTGCTTTTGATTTGCAGTAGTACAAAATTTCTCGTGTGAATGACTCCTCACCCAATCTCTCAACGTCTTTATTTAATTCAATGCTAGAACCATAGTAAGTTAGCCAATCAGATTCAATCTTACCTCGAATCTTCTTTTTCTTTTTTGTTCCATTTTTCAACTTAACTGTTTTGTAAGTTGTCTTGGAAAATTTTGCTAACTTCTTACCTATGTATTTTCTATCGTTGGTTTTATTTGTGATCAAATAAACGAACCCAACACAATCCTCAGGTAATGATTCTACTGTTTTGTTTTGATAATGCCACATTATTCTTCATCGTCTAGATCCTCTTCTTCGTAGATGTCAGCAGAACAAACTGGGCAATATACCACATCTTCTGTTGAATGGTCATCTCCTTTGAGAACGATCTTTCCTCGTGCTCCACATGATTCACATTCAAAATATTTAGTCGACATTTTTTACCCTTGCTAATCCTAATGTATTAAAAATCCTATACCACATCCAACCGATATCAAACTCCAATGATTTTCTACTTAATTTTGGGTTTGCTGGCTCGCCATGGTGATTGTTATGCAGTTCTTCACCACCAATAATAATCCCCCATGGAACTATATTAGTTGATTTATCCTTACTATCATAGTTTCTATAACCATAATAGTGCCCCAAACCATTTATAACACCTGCAGCCCAGAATGGAATCCAGATCATCTGAACACCCCAAACCCAGAGACCCCACCAGCCAAAGAATAAACAATCAAGAATTAACATTACCACAATTCCAGCATATGGAAATTTAGAGTAGACATTTTTCTCGACCCAATCGTCTGGCGTACCGACACCATATTTAGCAATCATTTCTTTGTCTTTGGAGGATTCAACATAACAGAAAACACCAGCGAATAAAATATACCAAATACCGAAAATATGTGGGGTATGTGGGTCACCTTCTTTGTCAGAGTTCTGATGGTGTTTGCGATGTATGGCAACCCATTCTTTAGTTACCATACCAGTTGTCAACCACAACCAGAATCTCATAAAGTGGGAAAGACCTGGATGAAAGTCAATACCTCTGTGAGTTTGCCCTCGATGTAAAAACAAAGTAACACAAATGATGGTGATGTGGGTCATCACCAATAGGTACAAGAATGCCATCAAGCAGCCTTGCCCCAAACATCATCCCAGCTGCCAGACAATGCACCTTTGGCATAGTCAGTAACACGATTCTCAAAGAAGTTTCCGTGCACTGGTGCGTTAATCATTTCTTCTACCCATGGCAAAGGATTCTTCTTAACTTTGAAAATACCTTTCATACCTAGCGAGATAAGGCGACGATCTGCGATGTAACGGATGTACTGTTTAACATCTTCAGCTTTTAGATCACGCATCTCGCCATTCTGGTAGCAGAGATCGATAAACTTATCTTCCAATGCAACCATCTTTTCAGCGATAGTATAAATCTTAGATTTAAGTTCATCATTCCAGATCTCTGGGTTCTCCTTGATAAACTCTTTAAATAATTTGATCATATTCTCAGCATGCATCGTTTCATCAACAATACTCCAAGTAACGATCTGACCCATACCCTTCATCAAACCATGGCGAGGGAAGTTCAACAACATAATGAATGAAGAGAACAACTGCATCCCTTCAGTGAATGCAGAGAACACCGCAATGTGTGTTGCTGTTGATGCCAATGTACCATTCTTCGAAGATAACTCAAGAACATAATCGTGCTTGTCACGCATCTCTTGATACTCAAGGAACTCATTGTAAGTTGATTCTGGCATACCCAGTGTTTCAATCAAGTGCGAGTACGCAGCAATATGCAGTGCTTCACGTGCAGCGAAACCAGAAAGCATCATGCGAATCTCTGGTTGTGGGAAGTATGGTAGATAGTTCTTAACGTAACCACCTGCCACATCGATGTCACCTTGTGTGAAAAAACGAAAGATGTTTGTCAAGAATGTTTTTTCTTCTTGCGTTAAACTTTTCTTCCATTGCTTAACGTCTTCTGCCATTGGAACTTCAGTGTGTAACCAATGTGCTTGTTCATGTTTTAGCCACGCTTCATATGCCCATGGATAATTGAAAGGTTTGAAATAATTCCTTTCATCAGTCATTTTACTCGTTTTATTCTTTACCATCTTATTCCTCGTCTGTAATTAGTTCTATTGCTTTTATTTCTGAATTCCATTTAGCTCCAATCACCTCACGATAACCATCTCTAGTCATTATCATCGTCGCCATATGTTGTGTATGTTTTGGTCCTGATCCGCTCTGTTTATCCGTATTATCCATCCAAATAGTTTTTATTTTCCAGAATAATTCGTATGCGTCCATGTTATCCCTCGCAGGCTAAGCAAGCACCATCGTCAGCTGATGCCAGTGCTGTTAAATCGATCTCTTTAATAACTTCTCTCTCAATTCGCTTAGCAACTTTATCTGCTTTAGCAATCTTATCTGAGCGACAATAATACATTGTTTTCAATCCTTGTTTCCATGCTTGAAAGTGAACAGCATGAATATATTTGATATGAGAATCTGGTCTAAAGAAAACATTCAGAGATTGTGCTTGGTCGATATACTCTTGACGATCTGCTGCATGTTGAATAACCCAACGCTGATCAATCTCCATCGAAGTTTTAAATACTTCTTTAGTCCAGTCGTCCATCCACTCTAAGTGCTGCACAGAACCATCGTTGGCGATAATACTTGACCACACCTCATCCGCCCAACCTTCTTTATGATTCTCGGATTCTTTCTGAATGATTTTATCCAGATAACGATTTTTATTTAGGTGAGAACCCGATAGAGTGTCTTGGCGATAAGCATTGGCACGATAAGGTTCAATAGAAGGACTAGTGTTGCCCATAAGAATGGAAGAAGAAGCATTGGGAGCAATAGCCATAAGATGACTAAAGCGATTCCCAGTGCCCACTGCGTCAGGTGCTTCACCTCGCTCAGTCCCCAACTTCTGATTCGCTTCATCTAACTTCTCTCTAACGTGTTTGAATATTTTTTTGTTTCTTCCAACTGCCATTGGGTTTTCCCATGGGAGATTATTTTTTTGCAGGTAGGCATGCCAACCCAACGCACCGATGCCGATACTTCTCTCTCGCATGGCGGAATATTTCGCTCGTTTGATTGCGGAAGGTGCATGATCAATAAAATACTGAAGAACATTATCAAGCATTTCTGCAATATCAGCAAGGAAAAGAGGATCGTCTTTCCACTCATCATAGTACTCCAAGTTTAATGAAGATAAACAACAGACAGCTGTTCGCTTCTCGTTAGTTGGTAAAATAATTTCTGAACAAAGATTTGATTGATTAACTTTTAAACCTTTATCTTTTAACCATTGTGGTAGCTTACGATTAGATTCATCAATAAAATGTAAGTATGGTTCACCTGTCGTCATACGTAATTCTAAAATCTTCTGCCACAATTCTTTTGCTGAAACAGTTTCACGAACTTCTCCGCTATGCGGGTCTTTCAATTCCCAAGAATCATCAAAGTTTGGATCGAGCATTGACTGTTCGATAATATGCATAAATGCATCAGGGATGTTTACACCATGATGCATGTTTAGGGTTCTCAAATTCTGATCCCCTGTTGGTTTACGCATCTCTAAAAATGGGATAAGGTCTGGATGATCAATAGACAGGTAAGCAGCATAGCTACCCCTGCGAGTACGACCCTGCCTGTATGCCAAAGAACTGGAGTCATAGATCTTGAGGTGAGGCATGACACCAGTAGATTTATCGTCTGCTGAACGAATACCAAAGCCAATACCAACACCACCCCCGAGCATAGAAAGCCAATTAGTTTCTGATAGGTTATCAACTAGTCCCTCCGCTGTATCTTCAATATAGTTAAGAAAACATGATATAGGCAACCCACGCTTACTGCGACCAAAAGAAAGAATGGGAGTAGAATAAGAAAGCCAATGCTTGCTGCTGTACTCGTATAACCTCTGCGCATGTTCTTCATTAGAGCCGAATTGTTTTGATACATAAGCGAACCTTTCTTGTGGAGATTGTTCATCATCTTTCATGTAGGATTCTTTTAATCTCATTAATCCCAATGCATCGAATAAATTATCTCGGCTGTAGTCAACCTTAATGCCATGCACGACACTTTCCATATATTGCTCCAATTTTATTATTATTTGTTTACGAATTCTTCCACCATTGGGAAGATACTTGCTATTACTTTCGCACACTCACGTGCAACTAACATGTGTTCTTTCTGTGTACCATTTGCGCTACGCAGTTCAATAAAATGAACCCAACTACGCAAAGTGCCATTCATGTATAAACGTGAGACAGTTAAACCTTCTGGTAAAACTGCTCTTGCTTGCTCTTTGGCGATCCCATTTTTGATAGCCCAATCATATGCATGGTTCGCAGCAGAAATAACTTCTTCTTGCTTCCATCTCCACTGATCTATTAGATTTTGTTCAGTTAGTGTTAGTCCTTTAACTTCAACTGAGTTTTGTCTGTTCTTTGTATCTTGAAGTCGTGCTTCACGAAGTACAAAGTCAAGTTCTTTTGTGGGGTCAGCATATCGTTGACTAAACTCCTGGAAGGAAAAAGAGCGATGGCGTAAAATTTGTCTTGCGATATCACGTGTAGTTTCAATTTCTAAACATGCACTCACCATCTCTAGTGGTGACCAGTGTTTATTTTTAATTAGATATCGAATCAACTTTTCTGCTGTATCTGTGTTGTATTGATTACTGGGGTTTGAAACTCTGGCACAGTAAGCAATTAAATCTTGAACATTATCTAGACCTTCTTCAATAACTTCAGGTGTTCCCTGCGAATAATTTATTAATTTAACTTTCAAATCTTTCTCCATGTACTAAATTTTAATTTTGCTTCAACACCTGAAAAGGTATTCGTATTTATCAATTGAACAATTTCGTCAGTAGTCATTTTACCATCTAAAATCATTTCATTGATATCTTTTTGCATTACGGTGTCGGGGAACATACAAACATTATAGCCTAAACTAATATATTTGTCAAGTTGTTTCACTATGTCTTTATTACGTGGCTCATTATCCATTACAATCGTTGCGTTAGTAAGTAGCTGCCGAATAGTAGGGGTATCAAAACTTGCTCCTGACACAGCGATTGCATTTGGTAAGAATAGCGAATCAATTGGTCCTTCAACAACATATATGCGTTTGCTATAATCCAAGCGATCGAGTCCATAAATTTTCTCCTGCGTTTCATCTACTTTAATTGTATAATACTTAGGCTCTTCTTTACCAAATGCTCTGGCTTGATATGCAAAACATTTACCAGCAGCAGTGAAGTAAGGAATGATAAGTCTTGGGTGCTCATCTACTATTGGCTCTTGAAATTTTGGCGTAACGGTATTGGTATATGCTTTAAATTTTGGAGCAAAGTAGAGTAAGTTCCGTTTATCCTTTGGTATCTGTCGGTTGTTTATATATTGAAGAACTGGATGACCATCTGGTAATTTATCGATGCGTGTAAGACTCTCGAGGATATCATCCTCAAGTAAATCTTCTTGTGGAGTTTCTAAGACGACACTGGTATCAGCAATGTCTTTGTGGTCATTATATCTTGTAGCACCACCTTTGTAGCGTTCCAAGACATACTCATCATAAAGTTTTGTATCGACATACTTGATTAAGTTGCCGAGATTGGTTCCATATCCGCAGTTGTGACACTTACAGAATAAATCTGATTTTGCACGATAGATGTATCCACGTGCTTTAAGTTTGTTTGTGGTACTATCACCACAGACTGGACAGGAATAATTCCAAAGGTAATCTTTTTTCTGTTTGAAATTTCTTAGACGTGATCCAAGAATACTTGCAAACTTAACATCAATGTATAACATAATAACTCCACTAGAGTAACTATTTTACCCCAGTTCACAATTAAAAGCAAATTTATTTTATAAACTTTTGTAAAACGTCAATATGACCCAATGCATATCCAAGAACTATTGCACCGCCTACAATCATCCATCTCCAACGCTCGAGAATATCAACACGTTCTTTAACTTTATCCATTGAAGACTTCAGAGATAAGTGCTGTTCTGAATCGGATTTTGCAAGTGCATCGATTTTTTCATCGAGCTTATCCATAATCTCACGATTACCTGTGGTAATTCTAGAATGCAATTCTTTGATGTCATTCTTTACTTCGCCGACATCTTCTTTGATGGCTTCGACCTGTGTTTCCAATTTGGCTACTCTTTCTTGATCTAACATAGTAGGAAAATTTTCGTTATTAGTTATCATTACACAAGACTCATTTCACACTATCAAAAATGTCTTTTTGTGTCTTGTACCACTCTATCCAAGTTTCTACTGCAATGCGACATTCATGGTACATACCATAATTGTCAGAGACAACTTTGATAACCTCAGAAAGTTTATCAGTTGTTTCTATCTGTTTTAAGTCAGGACATGATACCAAAAGTGCTTGTGGAACTTCTGGGAACTTACGCTTGACTGGTGTGGTTAAACAACCAGATAGCAAAAATACTATTGGTATAATAATGAGTAACTTTCTCATTTCTTGACCTCAGGTCTTTTCGCTGCTTCATTAAGAATGTCAATTGTTTCTGATGACACTTTACATTGAGAATCAATCTTAACTTCTACATTCTTAATCTTTTCTTGTATTACTATTTGTGTATCTTTAACAACTTTAACTTTGTCAATATAAACCTTTTCGATTTTAACATTGGCTGTTTTAGCTTGCTCTTCAGATAATGCAACTTTGGCTTCAAGTTCTCTAACTCTTGCTCTCCATTCTTGCTCGATTGCCAAACCACCTTTGAAGTAAACACCTGCCAGAAGTAACACTATACTTACTACCTGCAATAGAGTACGATAAGGTATAATCCAAGGTATCCAACGAATAGCAAGTTTAAATAAAACTGAAACTGTTGTACCTACTATACCAGCTAGTAATACACCATTAATTATCCAAACGAGTAATGCGTCTGGAAGGAAACTTAACAACCACATTATGCTGCCTCAAGAGGTGGTTTACGTCTAGCCATTTGTTTATGTTTAGCAATATCTTTCTTTAATGGAGCAGGAGTATCGGTGGCTACACCAGCACCAGCAACATTGGCTACTGCATCTTCACTTAAAAACTTACTGACTAAAATCTCTTCTTCTACCAAATAAACATTATCTTCTAACATCTCTAAGATCTGAATATATCTTTGTTCCATTAAAGATGTAGTTCTATCATTACTTTGATAATATTCTTTAACTAAAAACAATGCAGCTACAAGACTTTTTAACTTACTTTCTCCACCTGGAAGTTTGTTAATAATCTTTTTCATATTGAAAACAAGACGATTTAAATAAGTATAAGCATCTTTTTCTGCAGAAGTTTTTAATGTGCTGGACTTCTTAAGGTTTTTACCTTTAGCGTCAATGATACCTAACTTATATGCTTGCGTATCATCAAATGGCTTGATAAGCATAGTTAAAATTCTATATGCTATCAAGTTGTCTATTAGTCTGCTCATATCTTCCTTAATACTGCGATAATCGTTTCGTCCAATTTAATATCAGTAAGATTAATTCCATATTCTGGAATAGTCTCTGGCATCCTATTAAGATAAACTAAGAAAGTGATTAGTTGTGGCCACAAGTCTTCTTCAATTTTATGAAACAACATCTTAGTTGTTGATTCACCAAAGATATTGTATAAAACAATAATGTGGTTTAATATTAATCGCTCTCTTAATTCACCTGAATTTTTATACCTGTATATTAATTTTTTCAAGTATATAAATTTTTTCAGGTCATCTTCAAATTCAGCTATGCTATGACATTGCGGATTATCATAATGTCGCATGGCATAAACTAAAAAATTAGCATCATTTAATTTTTCGAGCATCATCATTCTTTTCAGTTGCTGCCGAAACCATAAATTTTTCACACATTGCCATCGCACCATTAATCTGATGAATCTCTGCTTCAGTCTGCATCATTGTGTTGCGTAACTGCGTAAGAAAATCCATCTTTTCTTTGTGCGCTGCTCTCAGTGTTTCAAGTTCGCTTTTAATATTCTCTAACATACTAACCCATTCTAAAAGGAGGGGAGGAATCTCCCCTCAACCAATTTATTTATTAGGCATCAGCACCGATAGTTGTATCATCAGTGTTGTCATCACCAGTGATTGATGACATAGCAACTAGAACTTCAGTCTTGTTGCGTGTTACACCTTGTGCATCAGTGTATGTATTAGTTGTTACCCAGCCTGCATGAGCAACACCTTTAGCCTTGTTTGCTGCGACTGCTGCTTCTGCTGCAGAGATACCCTCAACAGCTGCTTTACCAGCAGTGTTTAGATATTGTGGCTTGCTGCCAGCTGCGTCTGTTTTTCCCCATAGTGCCATTTTATTCTCCTTATTTGAAATTAGGCAAGTGTACTGGATAGCCTGTCATTTCGACACCACTACCTTTTCTCTTAGCAATAGTTCCCTTCTGACGTGCGCCAGATGTAGAACCTGCTGGACGACCACGACCACGTTTCTCTGCAGCTGGTTTAGCTGGCTTGTCTTCATCGTCGTAACCTTTTTTGTCTGCTTCGGCTTCACCCTTATAATACTCAGTACCATAACCACGACCACTCACTTTACGTACTGGTAAGTCAGCCATTTTAACCTCATCAAGAGATTCTACAAACTCTTTATATGTTTTCATGTTAGTTATTACCTCTCCGTTATCGTCAAATTGTTCCACTTCTTCTTTATGACTCTTCATACCCTTATTCTTCATATACCATGCAAGAGCAAAAGGATTATCAATTTCTTTATGCTTCTTCATTGCTTTAACAGTACCCTCAAATCCTGGAGGTGCTTTCTCGTCAACTTGTTCGACTTCTTCAGTTCTAGTTCTGCGACCTGCGAAATGATGAATACCTCTGTTCTTCAATTCAGAACGAGATGCTTCATATTCATATCGGTTTTTCACTTCACTAGGTCTTGTCTGACCAAGGGTTTTAACTTTTTTATCGAGAGTTGATGTTGCTTGTTTTTTGGCAATCTTATTGGTTGCCGTGTACAACCCCGCATCTCTTTTATCACTAGTATCGCCAGACTTTAAATTCTTTCTAACATATGACTTTAAAGTTTTCTGATCTAATTCATCGATCTGTTCAACTTCTTCGCAGGACACCTTATTAGTTGGATGACCATTGATTGGTTTCTTAGTTGCTTTGTATGCTTTATTCTCAGGTGTTCCTTTGATATACTTCTTATCTGGAACTGGAGCAACTGGAGCTTGTTCATCAACAACGTCTTCTTTGATTTTACTCTTTGCAGCAATAGCTTGTTTAGCAAGTTCACGTGCACGACTCATTGGTGATTGAGTAGTGCCATCTGAGTTTTTAACAGGTTTAGTCTTTGTATATGGACCATCAAATGGAACACTATTCTTAGAAGAACCACCACCAATCTCGTCACCTTTACGACGATAAGCAGATGCTGGCTTTTGGTAGTAACCTTCTTCCATTTCAACTTCTTCTTTGTAGATAGTTCCAATATGTTTTGCTTTAATCTTTTGTAGAGAGTTGCGACCACTAGCGTTCATAGTGTGGTTAACATCAAAGCCACCACTATGAGCATAAATCTCAATACCATCAAGATTGTCACGATGGGTTTTAACTTTTTCTTTAGCATACTTCACAGCATCTTCTTTAGTTTTGAATGGTGCTGCTTCCACCACTTGTTCAACTGACTCATCAACATAAACTGCACGAGTTCTTTCTCCAGGATGATACGCTTTAGTGCGTTTACCAGTAATACTCTTTCCGTGATCGTCAGCTTCTTTAGAAGTTTTGAAACCTTTTTTATGCGCAGTCATATTACCATAAACATCCATTGAAGATGAATGATATGTACCGTGAACTGTATTCTTTTTGACCTTAGCATGATTCCAAGTTTGACTAGCTTCTTCTATTTCAACTTCTTCGTTGGTTTCTTTCTTACCTGTCAAGAAGTTCTTAAAGTTTTTCAAATCTGATTTGATAGATGGTTTCTTACCCATATCTTTTAAATAACTCTTATCGGCAATGTCAGTGTTCTTTGCTGGAACTGATTCATCAAAGTGTTTGTAATCAACAGTAGTTTTCTTACTGCCTGATGTTCTGTGAGAAACAAAATGAACTTTGTCATCTTCACGTGTTACATGAACTTGATTACCAGTTTCATCTTTATACATAGCCTTCGAATGTTCACCACTTGGTCGTAAACCCTTAACAATCTTTTGGTGTTCTGGATGTAGAGGATAAGAAATATCTTTGCCGTGATGAACAGTCATCATCTTACCCCAAGAATAATCTTTCTTGCTTACTGTGGCTTCTTCTAACTCAACTTCTTCTTTTAATTTCGCTGAGATTTTATGAACTTTATATCCTTTGTCAGAGAAATGTTTTCTTGCAGCACGCTCTGCATGCTTTGGAGTTGCTGCCAATATAGATAGTGCTTTCTTTATAACTTCACGCTTCTCACCATCAGCAGGAGTTCCAGTATTATCAGAAACATGAGCAACTACAGTATGACGTCTAGAGTAATCATCTTCTTCGTCAATAGTTTCTTCAGAAACTAAAATATACTTGTTATTTGATGGGTTCAACTTAGGTTTTTGTCCAGGTGCTGCAGCAGCTTTCGCATCTTGATAAGTTGCAAACACTCTAGCTTCGATAATATCGTCAGCTACTTCTGTTTCTTCAGGAACACAGTTAGGAACTTTTCTTCCATTCTTATCCTTTAAACCAACTGCTTTATAGCCTTTCCAGCAAGCACTGGCTAAATCTGCAAATTTCTTTTTTGCCATTTATTATTCTCCAATTTTCTTTAAGCTGGAACGTATCATCCAACCATGTTTCTTGTGAGCATCCAATCTTCCAGCAATAAAATCAGCAAAACCCTGCTCTTTGTCTTTCGATAATAGATCGAACAGTTTATTTAGGCTCTCGATGGTTTTATTGTTGGCTTCTTGTAAATCTTGCAGCATTTCAGTTACATTACTAGCGTTATTATCATTATCGATAGTTGTAACTTTATACATTTCTTCTATATTCTTTGGAGCATACTCATCAAGCGCACGCATCTCTTCTGCCATTGGATCAACTGCTCCATAAATTTCTTCATAAAGATTGCCAAAAAATTCATGATACTGTGGAAAGAACATCCCTTCCAAGTTCCAATGATAAGATTGTGCCTTAAAATACATTAAGAATGTATTTGCTAAGCAAATTTTCGCAGTAACTAAAGTTTCATTCATATTAACAATTCCATTTTCTTAATGCCAATGCTTTACGAGTTGGCTCGCCATTTGGCTTCTTCATTGGTCCTTCTACGCCAGACATTCTGGCACAGAAAGACTTGCGACGATTGGCAGCTTTGCTACCAGCTTTTAATTTTGATGGTGGTGTTGTTACAGGTGCTTTAAGATTGCCACCCTCTGTTCTGTTATAATGATCT